ATTCCAATATGGTGTATATAACTTATTATTGTTTTGTATGTTATCAATAATAACCATATCATTGAATCCTCCCACAGGACCATATCTGTTTTCGATATATGCTGCGTCAATAAAAAATTCATTAACTAAATCTAGTACTGTGTCGTTTGGACTATATTCACCTTGATTAGAACTATTAATTATTGGTGGGTTATTGTATGTGATTGTATAATTATATCCACCTTCAGGTCCATACTCATTCAACGGATAAAGTTGTCTTACAAATGGATTCTGTGAGATTAAATCATCAGGTGAATTAATAACATTGTAATCACTTAAACTTGTTTCATATGTTCTAGTACCAACAGGTGCTGTATAAACACCAGTCACTGCATAGGGGGGTAAATTCCTATTCAGTAAACTATTTCTAAAACTTGATGTTGATGCAAACGATAATGAACTTTCGGACATAATCTTATTTTAAAATAAATAGATGAATTTTTTTTTTATCATCTACCAAAATTCATATTTTGTTGTGATGGAGTTTGTTTACCTGTTGGGTCTTTGGCCATTTGAGCAATCATTTGAATAAACTCAGGTTTTTTCATAAGTTCATTCAACACTCTTTCGACCTCAGTGGTATTTACACCAGGTGGGGCTGAAAAAGTTACATTTAAATTACCACTATAATTTAAGTTTTGAGTTGTTGGTGCTTGTACTTGTTTTTGTAATTTATCCAAATAACTCATTTCAGTTGTTTTCGGTGTTGTGGTAGTTGCTACTTGAGTTTTAGTTTTTTCATCCTCACCAGTCAAAATACTTCCAACTTTAGATTCTTTATACACAACACTAGCTTTTTCCATTTTTTCCTTAAACATATTGTAAAACTCGTTGGCCATATTACTGCCAGCCTCACCAGCTCCTTTGAAATCACCTTTGAATAAACTTTTAATCAAATCATCTGACTGAGTTCCAATACCTTGTCTAATTCCCTTTTCTGAAAATGTTTCTGTTTTTTCTTTACCTTCTTTATCCTTAGTTGTTCTCTTTAATACTTCGATACCATTTTTATAAATTTCTATCTCAGCCCTACTTAATCTTTCACCACCTTTGGATGCTGCTAAACCATAACCCATAGTGTCTGCAATCATGGCCAACAATATTTCTTGATTTTCTTGGACAGTAAGTTGTTCTTTTGCCAACTCTTCCATCGTTTTAGGTTCTTGGTCTTTCATAAATTTGTCTAAAGCATCTTTGTCTTTAGCAAAAGTTTCCATAGCTTTATCTATTCCCATTTGAGTACCATCAACGGTTAAAGTCATTTCACCACCAGGACCTATTTCTGATAAATTAGCTATGAAGTTTCTTTGTTCTTCGGTAAAAGTAGCAGGAAATTTGATTTTACTTAATTTCATATCAAGTTCCTTAGAACCAACAGCCATCTTTGTTAATTCATCATAACTTATATTTATTTCTTTTGAAATTGCCATCAATTGTCTTTTAGCTCCAGGCATAATTTCAAAACGACCATCTTTATTGATTTGTACAAATTTTTCCGACATTTTGGCCATTTGATTCATTAACTCACCAGGGTCATTCTGTGCCATATCCATCAAACGAAGTGGGTCTAATAATTCAGATTGTGTAACACCTAATCTTTGTAATGCCGCCGACATTTCTATAGCTTTGTCAGGTTCGAATAAACTTTCGGATAATGTAAAAACTTCTTCCATGTTTATTCTTAAAACTTTAGCCTGAGCTACCATTTTAGTTAACCCTTCTATACCACCTTTAAAATTAAATGTATTAAGTTTAGTTAAATTTTTTGCTACCTCATCTGAAACACCCCTAGCATTAACACCCATTTTTCTTGAGATGTCAACTACTTTCTGCATTTGGTCTTGTACACCCATATATGAAACACCAACATCTTTGAATTTTTTTGCCATATCATCAACTTCCAAACCAGTAACCTTAGCTGTTGCTATTAATCCTTTATACGCTTGATTATTTAATATGACATTCCTACCCAAATCAGAGGATATTGAGGTTTGAATTGCTGCTATGTCTGAGAATTTACCTCCCAACTCCTTAACATCACCAACAACATCGGTCATTGCAGCTTTGATGTTAAGAATATTTTCTCTACCAACACCAAAAGATTTTGCGACACCAATTGCAGCACCCTCTACTTCATCAAAAACTTTTTTTAAACTAGCAGGTTTTACATTTGATAATACAGCGTCACCAAAGTTTTCTCCAATTTCCTGAAATTGTTTTTCTATACCACTTAAGAGTGATTTACCATCGTCTCCACCCATATTTAAATTGTTTTATAAATAAATACCACACACCTTTTTTTATTTTTCAGATGTGTGGTATTCTATAATTTTATTGACTAAATATTTTCTTGAGTATGTTGGTAAATTTAAAAAATCGGTATATGATGTATGAAGAAATTTACCCAATAAAAAATACTCATCTAATAATACTTCTCTATACTTAGAAGAAAGGGCGAAAAAATTCAACACCAAAGGTGACCTCCAAATTCACCTGTTCACCTGATGGTGCTCTAACAACTCTTTTTAAATCCAAAGATGGTTCATTTTCTTTTATGAATTTTTTAATAAATTTTGAATCCATAATTGGAAGATTATTTACCATTTGTGAAATTTTTTCTCTATCTGTCTCACCATTAATTTCTACAATATGTTTCATCAATTTCCAAGTAACCCTTGGTGGTGTCATATTAGATGGATAACTTTCAACCATTTTATCTATTTCAATGATTTCACCATAAGTCAGTGGTTTTAATTTCACGTTAGCTTCACTTCTTGGTAACTTTACTAAAAAATGTCCATTTTCATCAGGGGTTGAATTTGGTTTAATAATATTAAGTTCATCTAAAACTATTGTTGCTTCGAATGATTTATTTGTGATTGGGTCATTTAATGTGAGAGTATATTCAGGACCAAAAGATGTATTTCTCAAATAAATTAGAATTGCTTCAACATCACCTTCTAACAATTCTTCAGGTCTAATATCTGTTTCATAAAGTTTACTTCGTATTAAAGTAGTAACAACATTTACATTAGGATTAGAAATTCCCCCTAAAATTATGTTTTCATCATTAGCTGTAAGATAACCAACCTTGACAGATTTCTTTTTATTCTTATAAAAAATACCACCCGATGGTAAAGGAACAACATCGTGTGGTAAGTTAAAATTTTCAGTACCGGCCTTAATTAAATCTGCATTCATATTGTATTTTTACTTTTAAAAATAAAATAACAATAGAAAATTTAAATAGTTCTTATTAATAAACTAAGATACATCTATCCATTCTAAGATTGGCTTGAATCGTTGCTATTTTGTCATCACTATATGATAGACCTTGAAAATCTACATTTGTTAGGAAACACCCCTCTAAAATCCATTTTTCAACAACAACACCCGTTGGGTCTAACATCTCCAAATCAACATTTTTCTTATATCCCGCAGCATACCCCATACGACCTGTTACAGATTCAGCATGAAGACGAACCCATTCCATAAGTGCTTGTGCTGCAGATGGACCGATAGGGTCTCTAAAAGTAACAGAAATTTCTTCCCAGTTAAATCTACCTGCAACATATGTTGAAGTGTTTAAAAATGGGATTTCAACCGGGTTTATCTTAACTTTTGGTCTAGATGTTGATTCCACGAACCATTCATTAATACCTAAAGAAGAAGGAAATCTCATAATAAACCTATTCTGTCTTTTAGGTTCATAAGGTATGGGCATTTTCATCAATAAATCAGCCATCGTATAAAGTTTTTAATTTTTTTTATTTTTATTATAAATATCTTATTTTATTTTTTTCTATTGACTTTATAAAATCAAATTTCTATTATTATACTAGAACTAGTTTTATATAATTATTAATTATATTAATTTATTTAATATTTTTCTTATTCTAGTTTCTAATTGTAATTCATCCTCCTCATCTTTTACTTTCTTTTTTATACCTCCATGTGTTGAATATATATTAACACCTTTAATTTCTTTAACCGCAAACTCAATATTTTTTAAATCATCATCGGAAAATCCGAATACTGGTTTTAGTCTATATTCTGTTACTCCTTTTAATGAAAGATTATCATTTAAATAACGAATCAATTCCTCTACTGAAGATTTAAACATTCTTATAGCTTCTAATTTTATTTCTTCGGGTTTTATACCTCCATTTGGATAGTAATATCCTACAGGAAAGAATAGACAATTATCTAAATACTCATCTAACTCGTCTTCTACTGAACCTGTTTCTATACCAGCCTTTTCGTTTCTTTTTTTAATACTTTTATAAAAATCCTCAATCGAAATACCTTCAACATTATTAGTTATTAGTTCATAAAAAGCTTTTTTAAATACTTCAGGATTATGTCCTCTCGCCGTTATTATTGCTAAATATGAACCACTATTTACTGCTTCAACAACATCTTCCCAAGCTGGACCTAACTTAGCGTTTTTCATATCTCTAATAAATTCGGATTCTCCACTTCTGAAATCTCTAAATGGATTATCAGATAAACCGACAATCATTTCACCCTCATACTCAAATGGTTTAAAAGATTTTCCAGTTTTAGGGTCGAAATTTTTTCTATATTCAGCAAAAGGTTCAGTTCCCATACCAATCTCACCATCATCTTCAGTTTTTAAATATATTTTTGTTGGCATAAACATTATATTATCATCCCAATCTAACATATAATATTTCAGAGGAATTTTTCTTTCCTCAAACTCTCTTAATAATTTTATAATTGTATTTCTCATACTAATAAATATATCTTAATTAAAAAAAGGAAGATGGTTTATTATCTCCCTTTTGTTCAATTTATCGTAATGATAGCTCAAATTTTAACGAACCACAATCCCAAATTCTATCATACCCTTTTAGTTTCATAATTTCCCACTCTGTCATATTTTT